TCTAGCTCGTAACCCTATAACGGATGAATCAGAAGAAGAAGACAAACAAAGACATTTAGTAGTAGCTAAGAATAAGTTAACGGGTGGATGGCACGGTACTATTCATTGTAACTTAGATGGTGAACGCAGTCAGTATTTGGTGTAGCTAATGAGATTAGTATTAGATGTAGAGAACACAGTAACTAAACGAGGTGGTAAGAAACACTTAGATCCTTTTGAGCCTACCAACTCTCTAGTACAGGTAGGGTTTAAGAACGTAGACATACCTACGGAACGGTACATGCTTACTTTCGATCATAACGAATATAAAGATACTAGTGGTGCTAACTATAAGTTAGTACAGCAAGCGTTAGACGAGACTACCTTACTCATTATGCACAACGCCCAGTACGACTTGATGTGGCTGTGGGCTAGTGGTTTTAAGTATGACGGTGCTGTGTGGGATACAATGTTAGCGGCATACATTCTGATAAGAGGCCAGAAGTTTCCCCTTTCATTAGAGCAGTGCGCTATCAGGTCAAACCTACCCTTCCAGAAAGATGACACATTAAAGGCTTACTTTAAGAAGGGATACAACACAGATGAGATACCTCTAGATGAGTTAACTTACTACTTAGGTTGTGACTTAGATACTACGTGTGCCTTGTACGAACACCAACTCAAGAGCTACGCTTTAGATGAATCAATAGGTATGGTTACTGTAAGAGATCTTACGTTCAAGGTATGCCAGACACTTGCCCGTATGTATATGTCAGGGTTTAAGGTAGACAGGGCTGCATTAGTACAGGTGCGTAATGAGTTTCAAAGTGAGAAGGCTATACTAGAAGATAGGTTACACAACCAAGTCAAGATATTAATGGGAGATACCCCAGTTAATCTAAACTCACCTGAACAGATGTCACAAGTTATCTTTAGTCGTAAGGTAAACAATAAGAAAGAGTGGGCTGATCTGTTTGAGCATACTAGGACACCTGCTGAGTATAAGGATGCAGTAGAAGCTAACAGTAAGTTGCTTAGGCGTACTACTGCTTACACCTGTAAGGTATGCTCAGGTGAAGGTAAGACCTATAAAACTAAGAAGGATGGATCACGCTTCGCTAAACCTAATAGATGTGTAGGGTGTGATACTCGTGGCTACCAACTTAAAGAGTTAAACCAGTTAGCTGGTCTAGGACTTATTGCACCCTCTAAGAAGTGGGTCAGTGCTAATGGCTTTAGTACCAGTAAACAAAACTTAGATGTACTAATAGCTACAGCTAAGAATAATAATATGTCTGAGGCTATACACTTCTTGACAGACTTAAAAAGGTTATCAGCTATATCATCTTACTTATCTTCTTTCGTGGAAGGTATAGATGTATTTACTAAACCTGATAACTTCTTACACGTCAGCCTTACACAACACGTAACATCTACGGGTAGGTTTTCAGGGCGTAATCCTAATATGCAGAATATGCCTAGAGGTAATACATTTCCCGTTAAGAGGGTGTTCATATCTCGATGGGATGGTGGGCAGATCCTGGAAGCTGACTTTGCTCAATTAGAGTTCCGTGTAGCTGCATTCCTCTCACAAGACCCTGTAGCTATCGCTGAGATCAACACAGGGTTTGATGTACACTCCTACACCGCTAAGGTTATCACCGATGCAGGACAGCCTACAAGCCGTCAGGAGGGAAAGGCTCATACATTTGCTCCTCTCTTCGGGGCAACAGGGTACGGTAGAAGTAAGGCTGAAGAAGCGTACTACATACAATTTATAGAGAAGTATGAAGGTATAGCTAAGTGGCATCTTGAGTTAGCTGAAGAAGCTTTAAGCTTTGAGAAGATCACGACACCTAGCGGTAGGCAGTACGCCTTCCCTAAGGTAGTACGTAGGCAGAATGGTGGGGTATCAAGCTTCACTATGATTAAGAATTACCCTGTACAAGGGTTTAGCACAGGCGATATTGTGCCACTTGTATTGGTAGAGCTAGAAGAAAGACTAAGTAAGTTACAGTCTTGTCTAGTTAATACGGTGCATGATTCAACAGTAGTTGATGTACACCCTAACGAAGTACCTTACGTTAAATCTATAATAGACACACTTAACCGTGATCTTAATGATATTATAGAGGAAGCGTATGGTGTAACTATGAACGTACCATTACTTTTAGAGGCTAAAATAGGACCTAATTGGCTTGACACAAAAGACGTTTGATGGTATAACTTAATTTCATTTTTTGACAGTAAAAGGATATACAAATGTCAGACTTAGTAACATTAGTACCTGCTGAAGGTACTTCAATAGCAGAGATGATGGGGATACCGCAAGATAGTAAACCTAAATCACAATCCACATTAGCATCATTAGGCGTTTTAAATGACGCTATTATGGGAACAGTAGAAGTAAACGGTAAAAAGGTTAAAACTGAAATAGTACCTTCTACTGCTTTTAAGCTTCGCATTAGTGAAGACGAAACAGTGTACAGTGATGGGGTAACAATACGAACCTTTGCTGTGCGTCAGCGTTGGACTAAATGGAACGATGAAGAGGGTAACTTTATTAAAAGTACTATGGCTACCAACTTAAAAGTTGATCTAAAAGATAACAAAGGAGGGTTTAACTGCAATAGACCTTCAGGTTTCTTTGAAGACTTTCATTCGCTTCCACCTGATATGCAACAAAGGATACGTAGTGTAAAAAGAACGCAAGTTATCTTAGGTGAGGTACAGATGGATAGTCCTGTAGATGCAGGGGGTAACACATTATCTGAGTATGAAGGTAAGTGGGTTTCTTTTGTTTACGAGATTAAATCAAATCAATCTATTAAATCTATTAATAAAATATATGGTTCTTTAATTAATAAGCAGGGTGAGACAGGTACTATTAAGTTTACTCAAAAGTTAAAAGGAGTAGAGGAAATAGCAAAAAGTGGAAAGCCTTACGCTGTATTTGAAGCTTCTGTAGGTGATAGTTTTGGTATGGACCAAGGTGATAGTGTTAAACTTACTGACTTTAGTGAGTGGATTATTAGAGCTAACAAATATGTAGAAGATGAGTGGGATAAGAATAATGTAGATTCTTTTAGTTCAGATGATTCAGAGTTAGTTTCTTCAATGATTAATGTTGAGGATTATGATTAATGCATCAAGCAGAACTAAAAGTTAACTTATTTTTACAGGAAGCTTTAGCTGGTAGGGCAACAGTAACAGAGGAGGTGGCTGATAAAGTTGCCTCCGATGTTAAAGCAGCAGTACTCAAGCAATTTTCTGGACCACCTAGAGATGCTTTTCGTTTACGTATGAGTAATATAGGTAAGCCTACCTGTCAGTTATGGTTTCAGAAAAATAAACCAGAAACTAAAGCTCCTTATGATACTCACTTTTTAATCAATATGATTACAGGGGACATCATAGAGGCTGTATTTAAAGGATTACTTAGAGCGGCAGGAGTTTCTTTTGGAGATAATGATAATGTAACATTAGACTTAGGTGAATTAGGTTATATTAAAGGTGAGTACGATATGGTTTTAGATGGTGCAGTTGATGACGTTAAGTCAGCATCAGAATATTCTTATTCAACTAGGTTTTCTTCTTTTGAAAAACTTATCCAGGATGATACCTTTGGTTATATACCACAATTAGTAGGCTACGGTGTAGCAGCTAATAAAAGTATAGGAGGTTTTTGGGTTGTTAATAAAGCTAATGGTTCATTTAAATACTTAAGCATTGGATCAGTAAACAAAGAAAAGGTTTTAAATCAAATAAAGAAAACAGTAAGTTACATAGATAACGATGAACCTTTCGAGCGTTGTTTTGAACCTGAAGCAGAATATTTTAGCAGAAAACCTTCAGGCAATACAAAATTAGGTATGTCATGTAAGTGGTGTAACTTTAAAGAGGCCTGTTGGCCTGAAATGCAGACAATGCCTTCTAGGGTATCAAAGGCTAGAATACTACCTATGGTAGACTATATTACAATAAATGATGGAAAGTAGTAAAAATGACTGAACAAGAAACTAAAAATACAATAACAGTTGATGACGTTATCTACTCAATAGATGATATGAATGATGAACAAAAAGGCTTAATTAATTTAATACAAATAAATCGCGTCACATCAGACACCCTCAACTCACAAGCAATCCAGATAAACCACCAGTTAGCTTGTGTGTTAAATATAGGTGAAGCTAAAAGGCAAGAGCTTAAAGCGTCTTTACTTCAGTCTGTAGACACCTCAGATGAAACTTTAGATGAAGCAGTAGAAGAAGATACTGCTGATGAAACCTAGGTTTAACCCTAAATGGAATACCTATCGTAGTGGTTTAGAAGACAGACTAGTAGAGAGCTTATCTAAAGTACAAAAAAAAGTCAGGTATGAACAGTTAAAGATAGAGTGGGAAGACTTACGCTATCGTACCTACACGCCTGACTTTTTATTAGATAACGGTATTATAGTTGAAGCTAAGGGCCTGTTTGATTCAGATGATCGACACAAACATAAGTGCGTTAGGAAACAACATCCTGAATTAGATATACGTTTTGTATTTAGCAATGCAAAGGCTAAGTTGTATAAAGGTTCTAAATCTAATTACTCTGATTGGTGTAATAAAAACAAATTTCTTTGGTCACACAGGATAATACCTGTAGAGTGGTTAATGGAAAAAGGTAAATGTACAACAAAAAAAGTAGTTAAACTAAAAAATAAAAGAAAGAAACAATTATGACAGATAGTATAAAGAGTGATCATACTTATTTGTTAGCTTTTATTGCTTCAGACCACAGTTCCTTTGATGAATGGGATGATCAATTTGAGATGAATGCTGTAATAAGTCCTAACAATAGAGATAATAAAGATACAAAGAATTATTTCTTAACGCTTATTCGCTTACTACAACACTGTACACATCTACTAAATGAAGATGAGGAGTTTCGTGACTTTGTACAGAATGATCTTATAGAACTAGAAAAAAAAGAAAGAGGTAGTAACGTGATTAGTTTGTTTAGTCCTACAAAGGGGTCAGCATAAATGGCTAAGTGGGCAGAAAAAGAATGGCAACATAATGATTTAGTTAATAAGCCTCTTCACTATAATCAGAATGGTGAGATGGAATGCATAGAGGCTATTGAGGCTTTAATAACTACTATGGATCAAAAGTATGCTTATCATGCAGGAGCTATACTTAAATACCTGTGGCGGTTTGAGTATAAGAATGGCTTACAAGATTTAGAGAAAGCTGAATGGTACTTACATAGACTAATTAAAAAGTACAAAGAGGTACATAAATGAAGATCTTTAGTGTTACCTTAGTTGTTGAAGTAGATGAACCTAACAATCTTTTAAGCGCAACAGAAGACCTACATACAGAAGATATATACGATATGATTCATAATATGATACACGATGTTGATGACGTAAGTATAAGCAAAGTATTAGTGAGGCACAGATTATGAACTGTTGGCACTGTAGAACACAACTAATATGGGGTGGCGATCACGACATAGGGCATGAAGATGATACGTGGTCTATGGTGACTAACCTAAGCTGTCCTAAATGTAATTGCCACGTAGATGTATACTACCCGAAAGAAGGTAACGATGAGTGAGTTTGAAATAAGAATAACCCCTGAAGAAGGAATGCTTAAAGAGTTTATCCATACATTCAAGGGTTCATTAGACCTGAGACTATGGATGAGCTTAATACAAGAAGAGTTAGTTGAACTACGTGCAGAAGACTACGGAACAGTAGCACACTTAAAAGAACTGTGTGACGTTATGTATGTCTATAATGGTATGATGTTAACTACACCTAAGTTTGCAGGTGATCTTATATCTGAAGAAGAGTTAGCTAAGATAAATGAAGTAATAGATAAAGCTAGAGAAAGTATCACTAGGTACTTTAATTTGTATACTGCAGAGGTAGTAGGTGAAGCTTTTACTAGAGTACATAAGAGTAATATGAGTAAGTTAGGGCGTGATGGTAAGCCTATATTTAGAGAAGATGGTAAGGTTCTAAAGGGACCCGACTACAAAGAACCAGACCTATCCGATTTAATTATAGCAAAGAAAGACTAACCATGAATAACTATTTACCTACAGACTACCAAGCCTTTATTCATACATCACGCTATGCTCGTTGGCTAGAAGCGGAGAACAGACGAGAAACTTGGGGTGAGACTGTNGACCGCTATATGACTAACATCATTAANCCGTACATAAAAGATGATAGTATATACAA